CATCCCCAACTCGCCTAACAATCAATAGGAGATTGCGAAATGGCTAAAAAAGAAACCCCTGAAGAGCAGTTTGATACGGTATTCGACGTAATGCCCGGTGCAGAGCGTGACACGGAAGAAGTAGCCGCCGTGGACATGAACTTTGGTTTAGGTGAAGAGCCGGTTCAGGAGGAAGAAGAACCGGAAGAAGAGGTAGCGGCAGAGACCGAAGAGGAGCCGGTTGCTGAAGTTGAAGAGCCAGAAGCAGAAGAGGAGTCGGAAGAGCCGGTCGCGGAGGTAGAGGAAGCAGAGGAGCCGGTAGCGGAAGCAGAACCCGAGCCTGAACCCGAGAAAAAGGACCATATGGTCCCTAAATCGCGGCTAGACGAGGTGTTGCAGAAGCAAAAAGCGCTGCAAAAGCAGCTCGAAGACATGAAAAAGGCGCAGCAACCCGCCGAAAACGCCCCAGATCCGTACGATTTCGACTCAAAAGAGAAGGAATATATGAATTTGGTGCTCGATGGTAAGGAAGCGGACGCCGTTCGGCTGCGCCAAGAGATACGAACTGCCGAAAAAGCCTCTCTGCAGTTCGAAATGACAGAGCAAATGCAGCAGACGGTGCAGCACAACGCACAAGCTACAGCGTTACAAGCAGCTGCAAACGAGTTAGAGGCCAATTTCCCCGTTTTTGATCAGAATTCTGAGTCATACAACGAAAGCTACACGCAGGAAGTCATTGGATTACGCGATGCTTTCATCATGCAGGGCTTTGATGCAGTAGATGCGCTGTCAAAAGCGGCGAATTTTGTACTTACGACTAATAACTTGGTGGCCCCCGAGCCTACAACGAGCACTTTGGACGCTCCTGCCGCCCCTAAGCAAAAAGCGGTGGACGAAGTGGCTAAGAAAAGGGCGGAAGTAAGCAAAAAATTGAAGGCCGCAGAGGCGCAGCCACCCGAATTACCCGGTGAAAGCTCTGCTGCGCGCGGCGAGAAGGCGGTAGACGTGTCCACTATGTCTGAAGACGAGTTTAACGCTCTGCCAGAGGCCACGATCAAACGATTACGGGGGGACATTTTATAGTGCCAGCGAAAAAAGACCCGAAGTTAGCGCGTGCGGGCGTAAGTGGCTACAACAAGCCTAAACGGACGCCCAACCACCCCACTAAAAAGTTTGTAGTTGTCGCTAAACAAGGTGACAAGACGAAATTGATACGTTTTGGCGATGCCAAGATGACTATTAAGAAAAGTCAGCCCAATCGACGGAAATCGTTTAGAGCCCGTCATAAGTGCGACTCAAATCCACCCAGCAAACTCACCGCACGGTACTGGTCGTGCAAAAAATGGTGACGGTATGAAGGTAAAAGCACCAAAAGGCTTTCATTGGATGAAGGCTGGCAAGGAGTACAAGCTGATGAAGAATCCACCTAGTGGGTACAAGCCGCACAAAGGCGCATCTCAATCAGCAGACTTTAAAGTTCAAAAGGTCCATAAAGCAAAGTAAGGAGATAGTTATGCATAACGGTAAGCCATGTAACGCTAAGCGCGGAAAGAAGAAATCTTCGACTAAGAAAAAATCTAAGCCTAAGAAGCGCGGTTACCCCTAATGGCCGCTAAAAAACGGAAGAAAGCTAACGACGCATGCGCTAAGAAGGTCAAGGCCCGTTATAAAGTCTGGCCTTCAGCGTATGCCTCTGGGGCTGTCGCCAAATGCCGCAAGGTAGGCGCTAAGAACTGGGGTAATAAAAGTGGCCGTAAGAAAAAGTAAAAAGGGTGCTGCCCTTAAAAAGTGGTTTAAAGAGGAATGGGTCGACGTTAAAACGGGTAAGCCTTGCGGGCGTAAGTCTGCCAAGAAAGGCAAAAGTAAACGCCCTTATCCCTCTTGTAGGCCAAAAGCTGTCGCGGCAAAGATGACTAAAGCAGAAAAAGCTTCGTCTTCAAGACGTAAGACTGGCCCTGCAAAGATCAAACATGCTGTTACCGCATCGGGTAGACGTAGGAAAAAGTAGTGCTTGCGTCTTATTATTACCAGAGCTAATATATAGTTAAGATTCGTATGCCTAAACGATAGAAGGCCGTGCCGTACACGTAAAAAACGAACTTCGCCTGCACAGGCGTAAAACTTGCCGAGGTCGCGCCTCGTAAATAAGCGCTAGTTCGTGCCCCACGATACGGGGAAACGGATTAGCCGCTCCATAAGTCGGCTATGAGTGGGCGTATGCCCGATGTACTTATATTTAACGCAAATAGGAGGCCGTCATGGCTTTAACTAATTTTGCGGCGCTGACTAGCGAACAGTTAACAGCATGGAGCCGCGATTTCTGGAAAGTTGCACGTAACGCATCTTTCATCAATCAGTTTGCAGGGTCTGGCTCTAATGCCATGGTCCAGCGAGTTACTGAACTCACCAAGTCTGAGAAGGGCACCCGTGCTGTACTGACCCTGCTCGCCGACATGACCGGAGACGGTATCACTGGTGACAACACCCTGGAAGGTAATGAAGAAGCTCTCAGAAGCTACGACATTACCATTGAGCTTGATCAGCTGCGTTTCGCGAACCGAATCGCTGGCCGATTGGCTGACCAGAAGTCTGTCGTCAACTTCCGTGAGACTTCTCGCGACATGCTGGCGTATGCCATGGCTGACCGTATGGATCAGCTGGCGTTTCTGACGTTGTCTGGTGTGGCTTATACCCAAAAAACCAACGGCGGTCTGCGACCTACGTCTGGGACTTCTGGGCATGAATTGGTAGATCTGGAGTATGCGTCTGACGTATCTGCGCCTACTGCTAATCGTCACCGCCGCATCTCAGGTAACGACATTGTTGCTGGAGACACCACGGCTGTAACGGCTACTGACAAGCTGGGCTATCGCCACATTGTAGAGTTGAAGGCTTACGCCAAAGACAGCTACATCCGTGGCCTGCGTGGTCAGGGCAATCAGGAGCTGTTCCACCTGTTTGTCACTCCGCAGCAGATGGCTAACCTGAAGCTCGATTCGGACTTCCTCGCTAACGTTCGTAACGCTGGCGTCCGTGGTCCTAACAACGAGCTGTTCTCAGGCTCTGCTTCACTGATGGTTGACGGTGTGATGGTTCATGAGTTCCGTCACGTCTTCTCAACCGAAGGTGCAACGGCTGGTACTAACGCTAATGCTGGTGATGCTGGCTATCAGTGGGGTGCTGACGCTGACGTAGTTGGTGCACGCGCGCTGTTCTGTGGTGCTCAAGCTCTCGCGATGGCTGACATCGGTCTCCCAGAGATCGTGGAAGATACTTTCGATTACGAGAACCAAGCTGGTATCTCCATCGGCAAGATCTTCGGCCTGCGTAAGCCTAAGTACAACAGTGACTACAACGGCGGCGTCGAAGACTTCGGCGTTATCTGTCTCGACACTGCTCAGTAAGACTGACCGCCCCCTCTTCGGAGGGGGTTTTTCTTTAAGGATTAAGTGATGAAAGTGATTTCCGACATTGATTTACGGGTAACAACGATGGGCGGTACAGCGGTGTTACTCCAAGCCGGGGTCGAGCGTGACCTTGGTGACGCAATAGGCCTGAAGGCTATCACCATGGGCGCAAGACGTGCAGACGAGCCTGCTGTCACCCATGAGATCGTGATTGATGAACCATTAATCACGCAGGATGAAGAGGAAGCATTAGTCGGTGTCATGAATGATCTGATCGATTCAGCCGACCCAGACAATTTCAAATCGGACGGCACCCCAAAAGCGGCTGTCGTAAATAAAGCAGCCGGGAGGACAGTTCCACCGGAAGAGCGCGAACAGGCTTGGGAACAAGCGCTTAATTATTAACGAGGGAAAACCATGGCCGTTTCAGTAGCAAGTGTTATCGATAGAGTTCAAGTTACTTTGCAGGATACGACTGGTATCCGGTGGCCCGAAACGTCCGAGCTAATTCTTTGGGTGAACGACGCTCAACGTGAGATAGCATTGCTAAAGCCTGACGCATCTGCCTCTAATGACATAATCACGCTTGTCGATGGGACTAAGCAGTCGATCCCGAGTTCGGGGAACCGACTGCTGCGCGTTATACGCAATATGTCTGCTCAGAGCGGGGGCGTTGGAAAGCGCTCTATTCGGCTAGTTTCGCGCGAGATTCTTGACGCCCAGACGCCCGATTGGCACGACCCGACTGTGTCGGGCGATGCAGCGCATGGATCTGTCGTCAAACACTACATATATGACGAGCAAGACCCACGTAACTTTTATGTTTACCCCGGCGTAAGCGGGAGTACTCACGTAGAGATTGTCTATTCCGCTAATCCAGCTACTGTCGCCGCAAGCGACGACCTATCGATCCCAGATATTTATGCTAACGCGGTCATGAACTATGTGCTGTACATGGCTTACATGAAGGACGCGGAGTATGCGGGTAACGGTCAGCGTGCGGCTAACCACTTTCAGCTATTCACGGCGTCAGTTACCGGCAAAGCGCAAGTTGATCTCATCACAACACCTAACGCCGAGTCACGCTCAAACCCTAACTTGACTGCCAATGGGCAGATGATGGCCCAGTAAATGGCGATACTTTACGAATCGTTGCTCCCCGAGCTCATCCCTATGGTGCCGGGGTGCCCCGACACGCTAATCGAAAGCAATGTTCGAGCGGCTGTAATAGAGCTGTGTGAAAAGGCGGGGGTGTATCAGGCTGAGCTTGACCCGGTTACGACGGTAGCAGGGCTGTACGAATATGATCTTGAGCCGCCGTCTAATACGGTTGTGGAGAAGGTTCTCTGGGTAATTCATAGGGGTAAAGACCTTGAGCCAATTACTACTGGTCTTTTAGAACAGCGAAAACCCAGTTGGAGAGACAGTGACAAGCGTGGCGAACCAGAGTATTTCGTGAAGCCTTCGCAGGCGCTGTTTTGGTTGGTGCCCGTTCCAAACGAAACCATCGTGTCTAGCACCGTGCTCCGCGTGCAGCTGAAGCCGACGCACACGTCGACAGCGTGCGAAAACGAGATCATGGACGACTACCGAGACACCATTATTAACGGGGCGCTGTTTCGATTGCTTCGTCTGCCGAGTAAAGAGTGGACGGACTACGCGGGCGCACAGGTGTACGGCAGTTTGTTCCAGCAGGGCATTAAAGATGCCGAAACAAAAGCGCGACACGGCGACATGGCTATCGCAAGAAAGGTCCGGTACGGAGGAGTCCACCGGTCCTATGGTCTTTCTAGGAAGAAGTATGGACGAGAAATTGCATGACCCAGTTTTTGCAGACATTCGCGAGCATTGGGGTTGGGTTAGACCGGGGCTTGAAGAAATTATTGAAGAAGACCCGTATTTGGAGGTCATACCCGAAGACGTATTTACAGCGTGTAAAACAGAGAGCGCACATCTGTGGGTTACAGATGCTGGGTTTGTGGTAACGACGGGACTGACTGATCCCTATAACGGGAAGAGAACGCTGTTGATCTGGTTCGCTTGGGCAAAGGAAAAGGGCAGGAATATTGCGGCTGAATGCGTTGGGTTCTTTGAACAAGCTGCTTATGACGCGGGGTTTAGTTATTTAGAAGTTAGGACTCGGCACCAGCAGTTGGGTAAGTACATTGAAGAGTCCGTGGGGTGGGGGTTAGAGACGGTGGTCTATAGAAGGGATCTGCAGAATGTCTAGCAAACCAAAGCAGCAAAACTACAAACCGAGCGCAGCTGACAAGGCAAACGCGTCGGTTGCTATGGCTGAGTATCAGTTTTTTAAGCAGTACTATGATCCGCTTTTGCAGCAGATGCGCGACAAGTCTATGAGCGAGGATTTCTCTGAAACGCTGCGGGGTCGCGCTAACGCCGACACGATGCAAGCGATTTCTCCGTCTGGTTATCGAAGCACTCAGATAAGCGACTTACCTAGCGACCTGAATATGGCGACACAAGGCCAACTGCAACAGGCAAGCGCAGCGGGCAAGAAGATCCAGAACACAATGCAGACTAATGTCGTGGGTACAGCGAGTGGTCAGAAGGCAGATGCACAAACAGGGATGGGGATAGCATCGCGGTTAGGCACATCTGAAGCACTTAGCAGGGCGAAGGCCAATCAGATTGAAGACGCCGCTAAGTTGGGGGCTGGTGCCCAGCTGCTTACTTCCGTAGCGCTGCAGGGGTACGACAATATGCAGACGACAGGACAGCTAATGGCTGCAGATGGCATGGGACCGCCCCAACAAGTTAGCGGGGGTTTTTTCACGCCAGTCAATAGACAGGGTCAGCCCATTCAGGGCTTTAAAAACAGATTTAAATACGCGGTGGGCGCTTAATGTTTGGTTTAATAACGAAAGAGCAAATTGACAGGCTTACGTCCCGGCAAAACGAAGCAGGTACGTTACCTACGGTTAATGATCCCGACAAAGCGTACGCTGATATTACACGTCAGGAATACCTAGATTACGTTACTAATTATCGTGACTTTGAGTTAGGTCTTCTCGACAAGGCGCAAAATGACACTAGTTTGATCGATCAAGCGAGAGAGGACCGTGAA